TGAAATGCAACAACCAGTAATGAATCGACAAGACATGAGAGATGTCAATACTCTTATGACTATAGTAGTATTAAATAATAGGCATGTCGAAAACAAATCAAAAAGATGCAATAAATTGTAAAACCCCCTTGAAATTTTAGAAAAAGTCCTTATAATAGTAGTATGGTGTTATAAATACCATTGTAAGAGAACTTAAAAAGAGCTCGGATTTGGAACTTGGATTGGGCAACGCCGACATCAAGTGACCCCATTTCTTCAAAAGAGCTCGGTTCTCGAACATTATGCAATGCTCATTAGAGGTTGCACATTATAAACTTGCTTAATAAAGGAGAAAACTATGACTATCTATGACGATGTCTTCGGGAAATCATTCCCATTTGCAATCGGGTTCGACAGAACTCTACAACTATTAGAACGTGCTGATACACATTCTAGTTCAAACTATCCACCTTACAACATTGTAAAAATCGATGAGGAAAATTTCCAAATTGAAATGGCAGTTGCTGGGTTTGATAAGAAAGAGGTTTCTATCTCTAAAGAGAAAGAGAAACTAATTATCGAGGGAGAACAGGATACTGAATCAAAAGAGTATGTCCACCAAGGACTTGCTTCTCGTTCATTCAAAAGGTCATTCACACTTGCAGACGATATAATCGTTAAGGGTGCAGATATGAAGAATGGTATTTTGGTTGTTAGTTTAGAGAGAATTGTGCCTGAGGAAGACAAACCTCAAGAAATCAAAATTTCTTAAAAACCCCCTTACAGATACACCCGTTATGTTGTATAATGGGTGTATCTTTTTATATATTATGGAGAAAAATATGTTAAACGTAGGAGATAAGATTCCACAAGTTATTCTACCAGTTAGAGTAGGAGACACTTTTGAACACTTAGATACATGGGAACAATTTGAAGGTAAGAGGGTAATTATATTTGCACTGCCTGGTGCATTTACACCAACTTGCTCAACATATCAGTTGCCTGGCTTTGACGAGAAGTTTGAAACATTCCATGACGAAAAAGGAATAGATTCAATTTACTGTTTATCAGTGAATGATTCCTTTGTTATGAATGCATGGTTTGAGTCACAAGGAATTGTTGACGTATTCCCACTTCCCGATGGAAACGGAGAGTTTACAGAAGGTATGGGTGCAAGTGTGCAGAAAGCAAATCTAGGATTTGGTATTAGGTCTTGGAGATATGCAATCGTTGTAAATGACAATGTCATTGAACACGTTTTTGCAGAAGAAGGATTCGGTGACAATATCGATTCAGACCCTTACGAAATATCTACACCCGAGAATGTGCTAAATAATTTGTAATGGATTTATATCAAGTCTTAAAAGATAATGCAGATGAGAGAAGACTACCAATTATAGATGGTAGTCTTTTTGATTCACTAACTGAAGAACACGGAAGAGATAAGTTCCGAGAAGTTCTTGCAGAGTATATCGAAAAAGAAAGACCCGATTTCCCACTCAAAAATATTTCTCATGAAGATATGAGAAATACCTTTATCAAACTTTTAAACTATGACGTATGGAAGTTTGTATACCCACACGAAAATTTAGAAGAAGACGTTGTAGAAAAATACGACAACTACAAATACCCATATTCAGAATGGGGACACGGAATGGTCAATGCACCTTCCACATTCAATGACGCAAGTGATTACTTCATGCAACATTTAAGACTTGCATGTGATTCATATGGTCACGTTGCACCTATCAATGCATTCAGAGATTCGAATGCAAAACAACTTAAGTCTGCTCTCGGTGCAATATGGAGAGGAGTAAACGATATCAAAAAAGAGATATCAACAGACGTAGACGGAAATGAAACAATCAAATTAGTTGGAGGAAAACTCCACGAAGAAACTTACAGAATGGCATTCAGACTTGGTGCTTATATTGCAACACAATTCAAACCAGTTGTTGCAAAATGTTTTTATGAAATGACTGAGGCAAAAACAGTTTTAGATACCAGTTGTGGTTGGGGAGATAGACTATGTGGATTCTTTGCAAGTCAAGGAACAGAACTCTACATTGGTTGTGACCCTAATCCAAACACATTCGAAGTGTATAAACAACAATGTGTAGAATATGAAAAGATTCTTACAGGTCATGCACCAAAGATTACAGAATCAGAAGATAAGTTTACTTCAGTTGGTTCTAAGAGAGTTGTAATCTATAGAAGTGGTGCAGAGGATATTCCTTATGAAGAGTTTCCACCAATAGATTGTGCATTCACTTCACCACCTTATTTCTCTACAGAAACATATAACAAAGGTGGAGAACACGAAGAAGACCAATCATGGAGTAAGTTCTCAGAATATGAATCATGGAGAGACGATTTCTTCATTCCAGTTTCTAGAAAATCATTCGAAGTGTTATCAGAGAATGGACACTTACTAATCAATATAATGAATCCAAAGATTAAGGGAAAAATGTTTCCTTCATGTGATGAAGTTGTAGACGATTTAAGACCACACTTCAAAGGTCAGATAGGAATGAGAATCATGCAAAGACCTCAGTCTTCTGCAACCTTCTTAGAGAAGTGGTCAGACGTAAAAGGTGATAGTGACGACAATCAAGTATCAGATAAAGAAGGAATTGATAGAACTGCAATGCAAGACTTTATGAAAAAGTTATACATGGAAAATGTATGGTGGTTCTCAAAAGAAGAAAAGGATTTATTCTTACCTAATAGAAGACAATCACTGGAGAGTTTCTTTGGATAATACACCACTATTTGACGAAGGTGTTTATTGTGTAGTAGACAATAACAAACTTAACATGTCAGGCATTCAAATTACTAAAGGAGAATGGGAAGGTGTTATCTATGTTTATGGTAAAGTAGAATTTGTAGAAGGTAAAAAACACTTAAACTTCCAAAGAGATATAGTCAAAGTTCCCGAAAATCATGACCTCGAAGAACTCCTAAATAATAACGAACTAAATAATCTCATGGGTGACATATTGGTTGAACTCATAGAAGAACAAGCGAGGAAAGAGAATGAACAAAGAGATATTGAAGGAACAGATTAAGAGACACGAAGGTGAAGTCTTAGAAATATATGAAGACTCACTAGGATATTTAACTTTTGGTGTGGGACACTTAGTTAAAGAAAACGACCCCGAATATGGTCAACCAGTAGGTACACCAGTCTCACAAGAAAGAGTAGACGAAGTTTACGAACACGATTTTGAAAAACACGTAGAAGAAACAATTCATGTGTTTGAGTCAAAAGGTGGAGAAGACTTCTATGCACTTCCCGAAGATATACAACATGTTCTCGTAAACATGACTTTCAATCTAGGAGGAACTAGATTTGGTAAGTTTAATAATATGTGGAAAGGTGTTGTTTCATGTGACTGGGAAAAGGTTGCAGTCGAAATGGAAGACTCACGTTGGTTCAAACAAGTAGGAAGACGTTCAATCGAATTACAGGAGATAGTCAGAAGTGTCTAACGTTAAATGTATCAGACTTGACACTGGAGAAGTGTTAATTGGTTTTGTGGAAACTTCACTATGGACTGGAGATTATACGATAACCGATGCACAAATTTGTTTAACAAATACCGAAGACGGAAAGTACGAGGTTAACCTTGCACCATGGATTCCGTTTGCAAAAGAATATACATTCACAATAAATAAAGATTTAGTTCAAACAGTATTTGAACCAAGACCACAACTAGAAACTAATTTCAAAGTTGCAACAGGTAATAACAAAAGACAAAGAGGTCAGTAATGGGAAGAGAAACATTATTAAAAGCATTATTAAGTCAGTATCAAGGTGAAATGGACGTTGCATACGCAAACATTTCAGTTTACAAAAACAATCCTGCTGGTATTGGTGAACACCCCGACATTGCACAAGCACTAGATACTCAAATTGAGAAATTTGCAAATGCAAAAGAAAAATATGATGTAACTTACGACCTTTTACACGGAAATAAATCACCAACCACCTTGACAGAATAGTATACCTTGTAGTATAATAACTACATGGATTTCTATACTAACGTTTGCAGAACACGTGACAAAATACTTGTCAAAGGCTACAAGAACGGGAAACAACAAAAACTAACAGTTTCCTACAGACCCAATCATTATATCCCTTCAAAGAAAGGGGACACACCATTCAAATCATTAGACGGAAGGTCACTGGAAGCAGTGAACCTAAACTCTATGGGTGGTGCAAGAAAGTTCAGAGAACAATACAATGGTGTAGACGGATTCGAAATCCATGGATACGACAGATACATTTACACTTACATTGCAGATAAGTTTCAAGGTGATATAGAGTTTGACTTGAAACACATAAAGATTGCAACACTTGATATTGAGTGTGAGTGTGAAGACGGATTCCCCGAACCAACTCTTGCAAGTGAAAAGGTCAATGCAATATCATTGAAACCACTTGGTAAAGATACACATGTCTTTGGTATCGGCCCTTGGGAACACAACAGAACAGACGTAGTTTATTACAACTGCATGAATGAATCAGAACTTCTTATGAAGTTTATCAAATACTGGAGACAGGAATCTTTTGATATCATTACAGGTTGGAATGTAAACTCATTCGATATTACATATCTTTGTAATCGTATCGACAGAATACTTGGTGAAGGAGAACACAAGAAACTTTCACCATGGAATCAATGTGACGTGAGAGAGTTCATGTCTAACTATGGTCAGAAACAAATGATATTCAATCTATATGGTATCAATGTTCTTGACTATCTTGAACTGTATCGTAAACATACATTCGTAAATAGAGAATCCTACAAACTAGAAAACATTGCACAAGTAGAACTTGGAACTGGTAAGATAGATTACTCTGAGTATGGAAATCTTCATACACTTTACAAACAGGACTATGCAAAGTTCTTAGAATATAATGTCAAAGACGTTGTCCTTGTTGAAGAACTAGAAGAGAAACTCGGATTGATTGAATTGACTTGTGCAATGTCATACAATGCAAAGTGTAATTACAATGACACTTTCGGAATGGTGAAGTATTGGGAAACCATAATCTACAATCACCTCAAAGAACAAAACATTCAGACACCACCACAAAGACTGAAGACTGGTAATGATAAGACACACCAAATCGTTGGTGCATATGTCAAAGACCCAATAGTCGGTGGACATGATTGGGTAGTGTCATTCGACTTGAACTCACTGTATCCACATATCATTATGCAATACAATATCTCACCCGAGAAAATGATAAAGGGAAACAGACAGGACTTAACCATTGACAGAATGTTGAACAAAGAAGCAGACTTATCTTATGTTCACCAACAAGGTCATTCCGTATGTCCAAATGGTGTAATGTATTCTAAGAACAAACAAGGATTTCTTCCCGAACTTATGGAACGACTCTATGACGAAAGAAAAGAGTGGAAGAAGAAAATGATTGGTTATCAGAAAGAACGAGAACTCTGTAAAGAAACTAAACGTAAGAAAGAACTTGATACACTTATCAAACGTGCATACAACAATCAACAGGTTCGTAAGATTGCATTGAACTCTGCGTATGGTGCTCTTGCAAACCAATACTTTGCATTCTTTAGTGTTGACCTTGCAGAGTCAATCACTACCAGTGGTCAGTTAATTATCAAGTGGGCAGAGAAAACCATTAACGAATTCCTAAACAAAACACTTAATACAGAAGGTGCAGACTATGTGATTGCAATGGATACTGATTCAGTTTATATCACAATGGACAAACTGGTTAAACAAGTGCTACCCGAAGAAACAGACAAGACCAAGATTGTGGATTTCCTAAACAAATCCGAAGGAATGATTGAACAAGTTCTTGCACGTGGTTTTGACGACCTTGCAGATTACACTAATGCATTCCAACAGAAAATGCAAATGGGACGTGAGGTAATTGCAGACAGAGGTATTTGGACTGCAAAGAAAAGATACATTCTTAATGTTCATGATAACGAAGGTGTAAGACTTGCAGAACCCAAACTAAAAATGATGGGTATTGAAACTGCAAAATCTTCTACACCACAATGGGTCAGAACTAAACTAACAGATGCACTTGGTGTTGTCATGAACGGAACTGAACAAGACCTATGGGAGTTCGTAGAGACTGCACGTAAAGAATTTAGAAACCTTCCACCCGAGGAAGTTGCATTTCCAAGAGGTGTTAAAAACCTTATAAACTATTCAGACACAACTAATATCTATGGGAAGGGTACACCAATTCATGTTCGAGGTTCACTTCTACACAATCATTTACTGAAATCCAAGAACCTCAACATGAGATATGAAATGATTAAGAACTCAGATAAGATTCGTTTCTCATATCTCACAACACCAAACCCTATCAATGAGAATGTAATTGCATTTACAAGTTCTCTACCTAGGGAGTTGGACTTACATAGATTCATTGATTATGATATGCAGTTTGAGAAAGCATTCAATGAACCACTAAAGAATATTGTTAATCTCATTAACTGGAATGTAGAACCAGTTGCAAGTTTAGATTCCTTTTTTGGATAAATAAGAGTAGTATGGCATATAGTAAACAAGTGATTGAGAGGTTTGAAGGTGTTTTAAATTCACCCGAACAATTCTCAGTCGGAAGATTCGACCCTAACGACCCGAATGTTGCAACAGGAATGACGGGTGCTCCCGCATGTGGTGATGTTATGAAACTTCAATTGAAACTAAATCCCGACACTAATGTTATAGAAGACGTAAAGTTTAAAACATATGGTTGTGGAAGTGCAATTGCAAGTTCAACTATGTTCGTTGAAATGTTAAAGGGTTTAACTGTAGAAGAAGCCAAGGAAATTAAAGATAAGGATATTGCAGAAGCATTAGAACTTCCACCTATAAAATTACACTGTTCAGTGTTAGCAGAAGATTCAATCAAACGTGCAATCCAAAACTGGGAAGACAAATAATGTACGAATATAAAGTAACAGTAGTCAAAGTCGTAGATGGAGACACTATTGATGTGGATATCGATTTAGGTTTCGGTATGGTTTACAAAAAACAAAGAGTTAGAATGATGGGTATCGACACGCCAGAATCTAGAACTAGAGATAAAGTCGAAAAATTATTTGGTAAAGCAAGTAAGAAACACCTTAAGAAATTATTAGAAGAGTGTGAAAGTATATCACTTGTATCACACGACAAAGGTAAGTTTGGTAGAATCCTTGGAGACATATTTACACACCACGTAGAAGGTCACCCAGTATTCGGTCATAAAGTTAATATCAACAAACAAATGATATTAGATTCACATGCAGTTCCTTACACTGGAGACAGTAAAGACTTAGTTGAGGAACAACACTTGGATAACAGACAAAGAGTTATGCACCAAGGTTATGTATCACAAGAGGATATAGATAAAGTATCATGATTATTACTTTAATGGACTGTTTCTATATTCTAATGATTGCAGTAATCTTTGGATTCATTATACACTTAGAGTCTAAAGTCAATCAACTTGTTTCTATGATGGAAGAACACATTAAAGTTGACGAAAGACTTTGTGAGATTTCACAAAAATTAGATAAAGAATAAAAACCCCCTTTACAATTTTACCTTTCTTCTGTATAATAGATTTATACATTATGGAGAAGTGTTATGTCATTTATTAAAGATTTAGTCAAATCAACTGGAAACGAATATGCAAATATAGTTTCAGATGGTGTGGCTGCTGGAGACGTAGATAC